TTCTGAATGTACATGACAATGAAGGCGTAAGACTCGCAGAACCCAAACTCAAAATGATGGGTATCGAAACTGCAAAGTCTTCAACTCCACAATGGGTCAGAAAGAAATTAGAACAAGTGCTAAAAGTTGTGATGCAAGGTACAGAACAGGAACTTTGGGAGTTTGTAGAAACTGCAAGAAAAGATTTCAGAAATCTACCACCAGAAGATGTCGCATCACCAAGAGGTTGCAATAATCTACAACAATATGCAGACTCAACAACAATTTATTCAAAAGGTACACCAATTCATGTAAGAGGTGCTTTGTTATATAACCATATGTTGAAAGATAAAGGTCTAAACATGAGATATGAAATGATAAAGAACGGCGAGAAGATACATTTCACTTATCTAACTACACCTAATCCTATAAATGAGAATGTCATTTCATTTATCAATGTATTTCCTAAAGAATTTGATTTGAGAAGATTTATAGATTATGATATGCAGTTTGATAAAGCTTTCATAGAACCTCTGAAAGCAATCATAACATTGATCGGTTGGAATGTAGAACCAGTCGCATCACTAGATAATTTTTTTGCATGACAAAAGAAGAACTTATAGAATTGATAACAAATCTTCATCCTGAAGATACAAAAGGAGAATTGACAGGTGTATTTATTGGAAGACATGGTGAGGTGGTTACCACTGATTCTATTAGGATTGACATGGATGGGGGTCGAGTTATATTGGCTCAGAAGGGATCGGGTGAAGCCGAACAAAACAAAAAGAACTGGCAACAAGAATTAGAATTTGCAAGGAATAGAAAATGAAACACTTGATACGATGGATGAAGATCAATGCCTTCATCAACTTATATCTCGGAATAATTTTAACATTCGTTTTGATTGCACTGGTAGTGGATATTACACTAGACAGTTATTGGCATTCAAATGACTTCAAAGATTTACTTTTAGGTAAAGATGTGGCATCTACTGATTAGTATCAAGTTTTATGTGTACAGTGTGTTGGTTGCTCACATACTTGCACTCTTCTATCTATTCCCTATTGCAATGTTTAATATCGTAATATATTCATTTGCATTATTTGTTTGTATGTCACTTATTATAGCATACGGACATTTCAGAATGCAAATAGAAGAGATTATGGAATTTTACGACTATGAACACCATAACGCATACATTATACATAACGAGATTGACCTTAAATTGAAAAGCACAGGGTATCACCTCACATAAATAAATGAGGGGTTAGATTTGCAGTTGGCAGTCTAACGAAATACACCAATATTGGAGTAATTATGAGAATAGTAATGTATATGTTACTATTTTCTGTGGTATTACTTCCTTCATGTGCCTCAGTTGGAGCAGTTATTGAAGGTGGTAAAGAGTTTACAACTGGCGTTGTTGATGGAGCAGTCAAAGGAACTGCAACAATCACCAAGGCAGTTGCTAATGATGTAGTATCAGTCGGAACATTGGCTGTTGATACAGCAACAGGTATCGTTGATAATGTTGCTGAAGAAGTCGACAGACAGACAGACGAACTACAGAATGAGCAACCTGAAAAAAAGTAGAGGATATCATTCCGACAGCAATGTTGCTTGAGGCGATGATGCTCTATTGTTCAGAGTTCCCACAGAAATGTAGAACTATAAAGGGGAACTGATAGTTCCCCTTTTTTATAAATAAAACTATGTATGAATATAATGTATTAGTAACAAAAGTGGTTGATGGTGACACAATCGATGTCGACATTGACCTTGGATTCGGAATGACCTACAAAAAACAAAGGGTCAGACTTATGGGTATCGATACTCCTGAATCTCGCACAAGAGATTTAGAAGAGAAGAAGTTCGGTAAGGCATCCAAGAAACATCTTAAAGACCTTTTATCTAGAGGTAAAGTCTCTCTCATTTCACACGACAAAGGCAAGTTCGGAAGAATACTAGGTGAGATATGGGTTCATTCTGTAGAGAATGAGGGTCATCCTGTATTTGAACATGAGTCTAAGTTTTGTGTCAATGCACAAATGATCAAAGATCACCATGCAGTAGAATACACTGGTGAGAATAAAGCGTTAGTACAACAACAACACATGGAGAACAGAAAGTTTCTGATTGAACAAGGTTTAGTATGACTCTCTTAGATTGTGTTTTTATATTATTATTCAGTATAATCTTTGCAATTCTATTGGTTATTGAAACACAAATCAGTTCTATCAAAGCCATGATGGAAGAACATACTCGCTATGAAGAACCATTGAAGAATGGTCACAAAAAGAAGTAAAAACCCCTTTACATATCCTTATAAATAACTTATAATGAATCATATACATTATGAGAGGTGCATATGTCATTTATTAAAGACTTAGTAAAATCCAGTGGTAACGAATACGCTAGTATCGTTGCTGATGGTGTTGCAGCTGGTGATGTCGACTCCTTTGTTGATACAGGATCGTACATCTTCAATGCATTATTATCTGGTTCACTACACGGTGGACTTCCTTCAAACAAGATTACAGCAATCGCAGGTGAATCTGCAACTGGTAAAACATTCTTTGCATTAGGAATATGTAAACAGTTTCTAGCAGACAATCCAGATGCAGCTGTAATTTACTTTGAGTCTGAATCTGCAATCACAAAAGAAATGATCGAAGAAAGAGGAGTTGATTCTTCTCGCTTTGTTATTGTTCCTGTTGTGACTGTACAAGAATTCAGAACTCAATCAATCAATATCTTAGACAAGTATCTGGAGACTCCTGAAGACAAGAGGCCTCCAATGATGTTTGTTTTAGATTCACTTGGTATGTTATCAACTACTAAAGAGATTGAAGACACAGCAGACGGCAAAGAAACAAGAGATATGACGAGAGCACAAGTTGTCAAAGGTGCATTCAGAGTATTGACTCTAAAACTTGGTCGTGCAAAAGTGCCAATGGTTGTAACCAATCATACATATGATGTAATTGGTTCAATGTTCCCACAAAAAGAAATGGGTGGTGGTTCAGGATTGAAATACGCCGCTTCATCTATTGTATATCTTTCTAAAAAGAAAGAGAAAGAAGGAACAGAAGTCATAGGCAACATTATTCATTGTAAGAATGCAAAGAGTAGATTGACTGTAGAAAACAGAGTCGTAGATGTAAGACTATCATACGATAAAGGTTTAGACAGATATTATGGTCTACTTGATCTTGCACTTGCAAGTGGTGTTTTCAAAAAATCATCAACAAGGGTTGAATTGCCTAATGGCAAAACAGAGTTTGCAAAAACTATCAATAACAATCCCGAAAAGTTCTTTACAGATGATGTAATGGAACAATTAGAAGAAGTAGTAAAAGGATATTTTAAATATGGATCAAGTGAGACTAGAACAGACGATACTCAGGAATCTGATTCAGAGTGATACTTTTTGTAGAAAAGTAGCACCTTATCTCAAATCGGAGTATTTCACCGAGAGTGATGAGCGAAGTGTATTTGAAGAAGTACAAGCATACTTTGACAAATATAAAAAACCACCAACAGTAGAAGCACTTCTCATAAACCTTGAGAACAATTCCTCTTTGACGGATAATGTACTCAAATTGTCTAAAACCACTGTTGAGAAATTTAGAAAGCAAGAAGACACACCACAAGATTGGTTGGTCGAACAGACTGAACAATGGTGTAAAGATCGTGCTATCTATATCGCTGTCATGGATTCTATTGAGGTTATCGATAAGAAATCTCAGAGATCAACAGGTGAAATACCCGAGCTCTTGAAAGGTGCTCTATCAGTATCATTTGATACACACATTGGCCATGATGTCTTAGAAGATGCTGATGCTAGACATGATTTCTATACACATGAAGAAGAGAAGATTCCATTTGACTTAGAATACTTCAATAAGATTACCAAAGGTGGTCTACCAAATAAGACACTCAACATTGTACTTGCAGGTACTGGTGTTGGTAAATCATTGTTCATGTGTCATGTAGCAAGTTCAGCTTTGATGATGAATAAGAATGTTCTTTACATCACCATGGAAATGGCTGAAGAAAGAATTGCAGAAAGAATAGATGCAAACATTCTAAACATTCCTATCAAAGAACTGCCTGATATAAACAAAAAGATATATTCTAAGAAGATTGATAAACTCAAAGAGAAAACAAAAGGCAAACTTATCATCAAAGAATATCCAACGGCAGCTGCTCATGTTGGTCATTTCAGACATCTACTACAAGAGTTATCACTAAAGAAAGATTTCAGACCTGATATTATCTTTGTTGACTATCTAAACATTTGTGCATCACATAGAATCAGACCTGGTGCTGGTGCAAACTCTTACACTCTAGTGAAGAGTATTGCAGAAGAACTTAGAGGTCTTGCAGTAGAGTTTGATGTGCCATTAGTATCTGCAACTCAGACTACAAGAAGTGGATTTGGTTCAACAGATATTGGATTAGAAGATACATCTGAATCTTTTGGTTTACCTGCAACTGCTGACTTGATGTTTGCATTGATCACTAGTGATGAACTAGAAGAACTAGATCAAATGGTGGTCAAACAGTTGAAGAATCGTTATAACGATCCGACCATCTTCAAAAGATTTGTAATTGGTGTTGATAGAAGTCGTATGAAGTTCTATGACTGTGAACAAGAAGCACAAGAAGAACTTATTGACAGTGCTATCAATGATGATGTTCCTGTCTTTGATAGAAATAGAGGCAGTGAAAAATTTAGTGACTTCAAGGTATAATTATGGAACCATTTGTAAAAAAACAATTTGATGAATATCAAGCAAATTATGTAGAGAAAGATGTTTTACCCAAAGAAGAGCTTCGTGATCGAATCATAGAAGACCTATCTTTTGTCTCAAAAATGGGAGTAGAAGAATACACTCTCTATCAAAAGTGGTTGGAAATACATATGAAGTATCCAACTCAGAACATAGGCACATTGTTCGGTGAAGAGAAACAGTTTGTAAATGAAAATCATCTAAAACTTATCAATGAATCTAAAGCAAACATTTGGTTTCCAGAAGATCCTATGGATTTCGAAGCACTTGAACCTGAACTGATTTATACAGATAGTTTGAAAGACAATAACTCAGCAGGTACACTAACTGAAAAATGGAATTGTGTTAGGACATTTACCTCTACTATGAAAAATTCTTCTAATATAGGTCGTAATCTACATTATCTAGTAAGAGACAAAGGAACTGGTAAATATCTAGGAGTTATCTGTATTACAGGAGATTTTATTGATCTAACACCAAGAGACGATTATATTGGTTGGGAGAGAGAATACAAAACTAACAGTGGTAAACTAAACAATTCTTGTATTGGTTCAACTATTGTGCCTCTTCAGCCTTTAGGATTCAATTATACAGGTGGCAAATTGTTGGCTTTATTGTGTTTGTCCGATGATATTCAAAAACAATGGAAAGAAAACTATGGTGATGTTTTGGTTTCTGTAACCACCACATCATTATATGGTAAATCTAAAACAGGTGGATTATCACAATATGATAGACTTACTCATTGGAAAAAAATGGGCTTTAGTTCAGGTTCATTGTCATACGAATTGACCAAAGATACAGAAAAAGAAATGTTGAAGTACGCTGAGAAACATTACAACGATAGATACTTTCTTTTATATGTTGCTAAACGAGAGAATGGTCAAACCCTAAAAAGAGATCATAGAAATAGAATGAGACATTTCATATACTCTAAGTTAGATATACCTAAAGATATCATTCGTAGTGATCACCAACGAGGTATCTATTATGCACCTTTATATGATAATACACGAGAATTCCTTAGAGGCGAAATAGAAGAAAAAGACCTAGTAAAAAGCATTGATACATCTACAAAAGCTTTGACAGAGTTGTGGAAAACAAAATATGCTAGAAAAAGAATTACAAATCTGGTGAATAATGGTAGAGCCAATCTAACAGAAACCTTATTTTATGATGATATATGTTTCCTATCTTGGGAAGAAACTAAAGAAAAATATCTAGGTGAGGTTGGTAGATAGCATAAATAGTGGATTAGTATGGATAAGTCACTGAAACATAATGATGTTATAGAATTGATCTCTGAAAAGATTGCTTTGAAGAGAGAAGTTCGTACACTTCCTAAAGATGATAAGAAATCATTACAGAGGTGTCAAAAAAGAATAAACAAGATTGAAAAAATTTTACAATCTAGACCATTACAGAAGTCATAAAAATAAATAACTGTAAACAGGAGAACTAATGGAACACCAAACTTATATCGATGATGAACTAAATCCTAGAATCGCAGTATGCGACACTTTAGCTACTTCGCTACAAG